CTCTAATTTCTTCTTCAAACCATTCATCTAATTCTTCTATAGTTTCAAATTCTATAAAAGTGTTAATTTGTTCAAAATCCTCTATTAAAACGGTTTCTTGCAATATAAATTCTTCTATAAGTTCTTCGCTTGGGTTAATTGTAACTATGTCATTTCTTTCAAATTCGTCATAAGCTAACAAAAACTCAGGCTCGTCAAATAATTGAACATCATAAATATCATTTATGACGTTAAAATCTGGTAATGGATCTACATCATTAGAAAAAGGTTCTTGAAAATCAAACTCAATAAAAACTTCTTCATACTCAAATACTAATATTTCTTCATTAGGTTCAAAATCAAATTCTTCTGTATAAGTAAAAATATCTTCCTCATATCCAAAGTTATTATCAAAACCAGAACTTCCTCCCTGCATATCGTCTTGATAACCGTAATCAAATTCTTCTTCAATATAATAAGCTACTGATGCTTCTTGTGTGTAGCCTGCACA